GTTGCACCGGACATGTCGGTAGATGTCTGGTAGTAATAATAGCGAACCGTATAGGTGTCGTCAGGCACGGGGGACAAGCCAATCTTATTGTCAGGGGTTTCGTAGACGAAGTCTGGTGCAGCACGTGCGCTTGTGTTGGGGTTCGTGTCGATTTCGTTTTTTGCGTCGAGGTATTCATTGAAAGACAGGTAACGAAGGGTTCGCTCTGCCTCTCCCGACTTTTGAACGGTGAAGCTGTCAAAGTCGATGGTCTTAGCATTAGACTCACGAGAGTATTCAGAAGTACCAGCAGCGGTGCTAAAGGACTGACTAACGACAGTAAAAGGCCACTCAACCTCAGAGTTGATGATATCCCGTTGGGCTTTGTTTATAAAGTCCTTGACGGAAGTTTGAATGCCACGAGTCGAACCGATGTTGGTAACTTCAACTTCGTTAATTTCGCGGAGAACAGCATTGGTAAGTTCGAGGTAGTTCATAGGTTACCTATTCGGGTCAAAGAATTCTTCTGCACTAATCGTAATAACAAGAGTATCAGCCGTGCCAGCATCTACAATAAGTTTATCTTCTGCACGTATATACAAGGGTTTGTCTGCAGTAAATACGTTAGTTGTGGTAGTAGATGCTAAAGAGTGCGCGTCTATTAATGTGTAGGTGGTGTTAGCAACCTTTTCATAATACTTTACAGTAAAGGTATGACTACCACTGTGATTGTTTGAAATCATCATGTTTTCTACACGAGATGAAAAGTTTGCTGGCACAACGTAGCAATCTGTGTCGTTAGTTGATGACAGTGCTGTGACCTTTGTAACAAACTTTGAACCTGAATCAACGATGGGCATCAGTCGCGGTTCTTTCTTAAAAGGTCGCGATGCTTTGTCCACAACCAGTTTTCGATAGCCGCTAACGGCTTGCTGGCATACAAAAGAATCATAGCAAGATAGTATCTAATCTTTTTTTTCATCACACTTTCCTATAAGCACGAGTTTTCTTGGCAATCTTTTTAGGTTGTTTTGCAACTTGCTTACCAGCCTTAGTAGCTTTGCGCTTCGCACGGGTAGTGGCAGCGTATTCTTTCGAACTAAGTGCCTTGATGGCTTTTTCCGGAAGGTATCTTTCGCCTGTTGCTTTGGGTCCCTGAGTAGAGGGCTTTCCAGACTTAGTACGCCACTTCTGCTTCGTCCACGATTTGAGCGATTTCTGACTTTTAGCCAATGCCACTGCTGTCTCCAGTAAGTCTCAATAGGGTTTCTAGTTTTCCGTTTGCGTGTTCCCATTGTTCTACTGCCGTATCCATTTCTTTTATGAGGTCCGGATGTTCGCCAACTCCAATTGGATTGTTCAGGTAGTTTTCGAGGACATGCTCGGCGTGTTTCTTCTGGGACTTGTATTGGAACACAAGGGCATCGATAGCAAGTTGTTTCATAGGTAACATCTCCGGTTAACCTTATTATACACTATTTTGCAACTTAGCGCAAGCCTTTTAAGAAGTACGCTGCTATTGCAATCGCCCCAAGACCTACAATTATGGCTGCTGCGATAACCGATACCTCTATAATCATCTGACGTCTGGCCCGTGTCTTCTGTTCCTGTTCGCGGCGTTGCTTTCGTGCTTCTGCCTGAAATCTTTGCCAATCGTTCCACAAACCGGGACGACCAATGTATATCATTATTTTTTTTAATTCATACTCAGACTCTTTAACTTGTTCTAGCGCAAGAAACGCTTGTAAATCTGAGCCGCCAACAGATGATTTGTTTTTTCCGGCTACTTTTTTTTCTAAATCTTCTTTAGCACCTACAAATTTAGCAATAGCAGAACCAGCTCTAGCTAAATCACCTGTATTCTGTACTGCTTGCCTTATAATGCCGAACGCTGCATTTGCTGCTGCCAATTCTGCTAACATGTTAGTACACCTCTATAACGCCTTCTTTTATATACTTAGGTACGCAGTATGCGGTAACACGGTCTCGTTCATCCATCCAATCCAAGTAGCGGTAGGTTCCGTAACGCTTGGATACTTCGGCTGCGAAAAAATTGCAGGTGGTAATACTTTTGAAATACATATCTCCACTAGCGAGGTAACGACTTTCTCCAGTGCCGATATAAACAACGAGCAGGAAGACGTGGAGCATTCCGTCACGACTTGTATCCGCCGCCAGCTTTTTTGTAAGCAGATGCCAGCATTTGGGCTTTTCTTGCTGACCACTGTCCGGGCTTACCGCCCTTGCTGCCAGCTTTGATACGATTGAACTGTTGCTTTCTCATTCCGGGCTTAGTGTAGTTGCCAGCCTCATTAACTCGACTTTTGCTTTTCGTTTTACCGCCCTTCGCATAGCCAGCCGTTCCAACCGACCCTCCTTGCGCTTTTTTTTCAACACCCGTGATTTTGCCAGCGTTGGCTGTTGCGTAGAAGACCTGTTCACCCTTCTTTCCCCCGTAAGTGCGTTTCATCGATTTCATTATGTCTTTGCCTTTTTTAGTTAGGGGCATGTCAATACGTAGCCTTTCTACCTCTTGGTTTTACTTTGCCACCATGTGCAAACGGAATAACTAAACTAAAACTTCCTACTTTTTCACCTGTGCTAGAGTCAGAAAATGAACCTACAAATCTGCTACCTTTTACGTTGCCAGATATTTGCACAGTTTTCTTAGTGTTTTTATTTCCGCCAAATCTATCTTGGTCTATAAATCCGGAAATTTTAAGGTCGGGTGTGATATTATAACCTAGTCCGGCAGATAGCTTTTTATATATTTGTTTTTGAACATTTTCAGGAATGTTAATTTTGTTTTCTGGAAGTGATTGTGTTACCTTGCTGCTAGAGTATGCTCCACCTAAAGTAACCGTAGCTTTTCCTAGAGGTATTGTTCCCTCTCCACTTATGTTTTTATTTTTTGTTTCAGTGCGATAAATAGAACCAATGTATGAAGGGGCGTTTATGCTTGTATCTTTTTGGCTTTTACTTTTGGAACCTTCTGCTCTAATGCCGGGACGACCTCGTTCATTCATCAGAATTCTCCCTTTCTCATAGCTTCGGAAAGTTTGTGTGCGCGATTGCCAACCTGTCTAGCCCACTTCGAGTCGGTCATCTCAAAACTTGCAGATTCGAAGTTCGAGTCGTGGATTGCGTACCACATCTTTTTGAACTTACACAGGCGAGGGACACCCATGTTGAAGGCCATGTCAACAAGTATCATTTGGCGAACCGCATCGAGGTTCTCAACACACGGATGAACCGCAACCAGTTCCTTTTCAACAATCCGAATGTCGTTCATAGCCATATACCTTGCATCAGCTTCAGAGATACCCTTCTTGTACACCTCTTCTATGCCAGAAATGCCCATGTATTCTAGCTCTTCTTTGGTAATACCCCGGTCACGAAGATTGCGACCAATGCCGATGGTGTCAATGCCGAGCGTGTCTTGGTACACTTGACAGACCATTCCTTCGTGTTCGATTACCTTATCAAGCAAATGACTTGTGTCGTATTTCATTGTTTTTTTCCTTCGTTGCTCATCCAAACGCCAAATGCACCTGTCATAGCACCCATGACAACGGAGACAAAGGCTGACTGTGGTGCTGTTGGGTCTTCCAAGCTCATAAACCACTCTGCACAACGCCAACTCATCAGAGTCATCACAAGCATCATAAATCGAGGAAGAATCTTCCACTTTAATACCTGCTCGGCACTCACTTGGTTATGCCCTTCGCCTTCTCATAGGTTCTGAGACCGCCAAGCCCCAACATGCCAAGAAGCACTGTCATCAGGCTATCCATGTCAAAGACGGGTAGTTCCGGCAGTTCCATCCCTGCCATTCCTGCACCGAAGATGATGAAGGGGGCAATAACAAAGTGCCATGCCATCGCAAAAGAAAGAACCCAGCCAAGAAACGGACGCCAACCTGCTACAAAAATAGACCGATGCTGGGCTTCGGCCTTGTTAATCTCAAGTTGTCCCATCGCTTGTTGTTGGGCGTGTTTTTCAGACATCGTGGCTATTTCGTGAGCCAGCTTTGCCTTTTGGTCCTTGTCCTCGATGAACTGGTCAAGGAGATTTGTTACAGGACCGATAAGTGTTGCTAACATTTCCATCTCTTTCTTGCTTGGCGAAGACGGCTGTTCGGGTCTTTCGCTGCTTTCGGAAACTTCTTCATTTGTCCGGCAGACCGCGCACAGAACGACTTGCGTCGCTTGGCATCCTTACTTCCGGGTTTTACCTTTCCGGTTACTGCTGTCTTCAGCTTCGAACCGGGATTCTTCTTGCGATAAGCAGCCAC